AGCCAGTCGGCGGCGGTGCTCAACGGCGAGGGTCGCTGCCATGCATGAACAGCATGACGATCGTTATACCGACGATCCACAGCATTGCGGTGGCGAGGATCATGACTTGCCGTCTTCATCGTTATCGTTCGGGTCCTTACCGCTGCGGAACAATTGCAACAGGGGGCTGTTCGCTATTTCGGGGTTGATCTCGCCGAGGTTCTCCAATATCGAGCTGATTTCGGTGATGCTGATGTAGACGGCGGCGGGCACGATGAGGGGCATGCTGTAGCCGAGGTCCAGATGGGCTTGGCCGCGTTCCACGATTTCGGCGAGCAGCATCACGAGGATCAGGCCGCTTTTGTGCCAGAGCCCGAGCCGCATTTTCTCGCTGCTGATGTCGTGCTGCATGGCGGCCTTCATGAGGCCGGTGATGTAGTCGATGGCTATGAGGATGACCACTATGATGAGTGCGGCCAGTTCGGTGTCTTCCATGGTTGTCCTTTCTTCCGGGGGTTTATTCGTCGTCGGCGGTCCAGATGCCCAGCAGCGAGAACTCGCTGGTGGGATCGGTTATCGACCATTGGGTTATCGTGTGGCCGGAGATGCACGCGTCGTCGGCGCCGGGGGCTATCAGGTTGTGGGTGATGCTGATTCGGTTGCGGATCGAGCCGGCCTTGCCGAAGCCCTGCGGCACGGTGAACGGGCTGTATGAGGCGTTGTCGTGGGTGATGACGCCGGCGTTGTAGACGAATCGCATTGATGCGATGACGAGGTTGTTGAATCTGACCAGCAGGGCATCGTTGAGGGTGATTTTCGCCGGGTCGTATGTCGGTTTGCCGGTTCGGACGGTGCCGAGCGCGCCGAGCAGCGGACTGTAGCCTGCAAGGATGCTCTCAATGGCGGCGAGGCGTGCGGCGTACCGGTTGGCGTCGGTGCCGTTGAAGTCGAAGCGTGTCAGGGCTTTTTCGATGCCTTCGGCCTGCTGTTGGAGGATATCGGGTAGGTGGGCGATGGGTTCGTTGTCTTCCGGGTAGGGGAGTCCGAATGTGGGTGTGGTGGTTACGGTCATGTGGTCTCCTTGATTTTCGTGACGTAGCGCAGCGCGCCGAGTTTCCAGTTGCATTGGCCGAACGTGGCTGCCGTCAGTTTTTTCAGTTCCGCGCAGGTCGGTTTGCCCTGGCTGGTGGTGTCCTGCGCGGGGAAGAGTCTGATCTTGTGAGCCCAACGGCTGCGTTTGTTGGTCGCGTCGTAGGTGAGCGTGCCGCCGATGACGGCCCAGGGGCCATGGGTGGCCGGCACGGTACGCTCGAAGCGCGATCCGATTATGGTGATGACGCGGGGGTTGCAGTAGAAGAACATCTGCGAGAACAGGTCGCCACGGAAGGTGATCTGGGGGAGTCGGACGCGCTGGTTCTGGGTTTTCAGGTAGTTTTCGGCGCGTGTGGTGTCCAGGACGTTGATGTTGTTCTGCGAGGCGCCGGAATCGGCCCAGTTGACTGTCACGCTCAGGCAGTTCTCCCCCTCATACGTCGCGGTTTCAATCTGTTTGACGAGGCTTCCGTCCTGGGAGACCTCGTAGAGCTGGCCGGACGATGACGAAGCGAGTTTGAGATGGGAGTAGCGCAGTTCGAGCTGAGTGTAGTAGCTGTCCGGTGCCGTCAGGGTCGGGTTTTCGTCGATCAGCACGTTTTCCGCGTCAGCGTAACGATGATCACGGGTGATGTCGGTGCCGTCGTCGCCGGTGATGATTCTCGCGCCGGCAAGGACGGTTTCCACGTCCCAATTGAGATACACGGCTTCAAGCGATGGCACCGTGGACGGCTGACCCTTGTATGACATGAAGACAGAGCGATTTATCTCAAGGGTGTATGTGCCGTTGATCTGTCTGGTCTTCACTGATTCCAACCAGTCCAGGAGGCTTGATTTCTGGTCTGCCTTGATGCCGGCAAGGAAAGTGCTCCAGGGGAGCCAATAGTTATTGATGCCGTCGTTGGCCAGCCACGCCTTGATTTGCGGGCCGATGTTGCCTTTCGGCCACCATTGGAACCCCTGCACCATTTCCTCGTGCTGATTCCAGTTGGGGCCCTTGCGGCAGTCATTTCGCAGCACATATATGCGATCTGACGCGGTGATGCTCAACCGGTCATGTCCGGCGTCGTTGGCGAGTATCTGCACGTCGGTTATGATGCCGTCGAACATGCAGTATTTCACCGGGTTGGGGCCGTTGTCGATGCCGTTTTCGGTCCAGTCCGGCGCGATGGTTATACGGTGCCCGGCGAGCGTCGTGTAGACACGGCTGTAATCGCCGTCCGGGTCGATGAACGTGATCTTGAGCACGGCGGGCACGGCAGCGTCCCATGGCGCGCTCACGCCCCACTCGATGGTGAAGGGGGAGAGTGGCACGGGAAGGCCGGTGCCGTTCACGCGTTCGGGCAAAAGCGTGTTGTCCAGGTACACGCGGCATTTTTCGGGAAGGCGGGTTGCGGTGCTCATAGTGCCAGTTCCTTTCCTCTGACGCGCGCCCAACGGTCGAGGCTGCTGACGATTTCGCCGGCCACCTTGTCGTTGTCGAGATTTCCGTGAGCGTCCACGTTGATGTTGACGGTGAGCGATGTGGGCCGTGACGTATCGGTGCGGCTGAGCGGGGCGGCCAGTACCGCGCGGGTGAGGTTCGGCGTCGCGTAGGCGGTCGCCGCCAGCGGCGTTATGCTGCGCGCCATGGCATACTGCCGAACAGGCAGCGCGTAGGCTTGCGCGCTGTAGCTCTGCGCGCTCAAGCCGCTTGCCGCGCTGCTAGCGCCCGTGATCTTGCCCCAGAGGTCGGATACCCAGTTAAACGCCTGCTTGATGCCGCCTATGATGCTGTCGAACACGCCCAGCACCTTGTCTTTCAGCCCGCCGAAGAAGTTGGCGATGCCGTCCACTGCGCCCTTGGCGGTGTTCTTGATGCCGTCCCACGTATCGCTACCCCACTGCTTAATGCTTGCGCCAATGCCGGAAAGCCATGACACGAAGGCGTTCCACTTGTCGCTAATCCACTGGGCGGCAGCGGCACCGGCCTTCTTCACACTGTCCCAATTCATCACCAACAACGCGATAACCGCGATCACGGCCACGATAACGGCAATGACCGGAAGGAAGGCGAGATTCACGGAACCCTGCGCGACGGCAACGATACCGGCGACGACGCTGTAGGCTGTCATGGCCGCGTTCAAAGTGACGATGATGGCGGCGACGGCGCCGATGACGCCGATAAGCGGCACTAGCCACGAACTGTTCGCCTGCACCCATGTGGCGAACTCTGCCAACTTGCTAGCGGCGGCGGTGAGGGCCGGCAACAGGGCTTCGCCCAATGCGGCCTTGGCGTTTTCGAAGCTAGCGGTCATGCGCTGCTGTTGTCCCTGTGCGGTGTCGGCCTCACGCGCGAAGTTGCCCACGGCCTTGCCGCTCTGCGAGATGATGGACGCTAGAGTGGCTTGCATCTTCGCGTTGCGGTCGCCCGACTTGTACAAGTCGCCAAGCCCCATAGACGCCGCTTGCGCCTGTAGGGTCGCGTCGTTAAGCGAGATGCCATATTTTTCGATAGGGTCCATCTCGCCCTTAAGGGCGGCGCTGAGCGCGTCCACCGCGTCGGCCGTGCTGCCGCCGAACATTGAACTAAGGTCGGCGCCAAGGCCGATAAGCTTGTTGGTCTTGTTGGCGGATTCGTCCACCGACATGCCCATGTTCTGTAGCTGCGAGCCTACAAGCGTGGCAAACTCGTTGTACTCGTTTTTCGACAGGCCCACGGCCTGAGCCGCGTTGTTCGACCATTCCAGCATCTTGCTAGAGCTGTCGCCGAACACGGTTTCGACGCCGCCTACCGACTGCTGTAGGTCGGCGGCGCTTTTCGCGCACGTCGCAGCGCCCGCGCCGATGGCGGCAAGCGCGGCACCGGCAGCAACCGACGCCTTGCCCACCTTGTCCTTGAAGCTCATAGACGCGCGTTCGGCCTTGTCCATCGCGGCCACGGCGCTTGTGGCGTCACCGATGATTCGGATTGCCAGCACGGCGGACTTCATGCGATCACCTCACCTTGCTTTACGTCTTGCGTTCTCGGTCTCTTCGGCTTCGGCCTGCAACAAGGCCGTACAGGTGCCCCAATCGGCTTCTTGGGGCACCTGCTCACGCCGCCACTGCCACGGCGTGCCGCCGAAGCGGGCGGCTAATATGCAACTCAGTTCGCCGAAGCTGCCTGAGTCCCATTGGTCAAAAAATCCGGCGCGTCGTCACCTGACGTGGCCGTGTACTGAAGCACGTCGCCGCTGTAGGTCTCGGCGGTTTCAGCGTCGGCGGGGTCGTTGTTCGTGTCCACCACGGAAACCACGGTGTCGGCCCACTGCTCGAATGGCAGCGTGGTCGAACCGAGCTGGCGGCAGCGCACATAGGCGGCGTAGGCGTTGAGCTTCACCACGGCGTCAAGGGCGCTGCCCCAGCCCTTCGCCTTGGCGTGGGTCTCAGCTTGGCACCGTTGCCACATGGTCACGCATACTTCGTCCGTGTGCCCGTCCAAGTAGGTGATACGGGTGTTCGGGGTCTTGGTCTCGTTGCTCATTTCGATAGATCTCCTGTCGTGATTCGGTTGATAATCTTCTGCACCGCGTCCGCGTAAACCTGCGTCCACTGCGGTTCGGTGTTCTTCGCGGCCTTGTTGGCGAAGTAGGTGGCTTTGATGTTGTGCTTGGGCCAGCCGTAGTTAATGACGCCCGCGTACTTCACCTTGCCCTTGTTTCCGACGCGCACGACACCGGCTTTCTGGGTGGCGCCGGCGCGCACGCTTTTGGCGAGACGGCCGGTCTTGCCCTTCGGGGCCAGCGACTTCGCTTCGGGTGCGACGATCTGCGCGGCCTGTTTGTTGACGGCGCGCAAGTCCTTCATCTCGATACCGGCTTGCCGCAAGCCCTTGGCGAGCTGTCCCGCTCCCTTGAGCTGCAGATAGCCGTTGCCGCCAGCCGCGTAATTGCCGGTCATGCGCTGGCCGTGTACGTTTCAGGCGTAACGTCGATGGCTACAAACGAAAAGTCATTGCTGTTCTTTGTCTTCACGTCGCCGCCGAACTGAATGGACGCGATAACCACCGAGCCGGTGAGCTTCAAGCTGCCCTTAAGGTTCGGCACCCACTCGAACGGCAGCGTCTCGCCGCTGTGCTTGAGACACCAGACCTGTAGGCCGTCCATGCTGAAGTCTTCCTTGACGTTGCCGGTGAGCGACCACGTCTCGGTCTGCGAGCCGCCTTCGGTATGGCCGTCGAGGAAGTTGTCGTTATCCTCGGTGTCTGTCGAGGGTTCAAGCGCGGTGTTGATAACGTCCGCGCTGAAGTCCTGTGCGGTGCCGGTCTTGCCGATTTTCAGGCTACCGGGGCCAAGGGTGCGTACCTTTGACATGATTGTTCCTTTCAGTTGATTTCAAGGGGATTGAGGGTGATTTCGTAGGCCGCTAGATTGCCGACGCCCGGCCGGCCGTAGGTGACGGGTTTAGCGGTCTTCATGTTCAAGTGCCGTTCATGCAAGCGTTCCAACACCGGAATGAGCAAGTCGAGGCTTTCGGTCTGGGTCGCCGTCGTGCCAGCGATCAGGTTCACCGTCCATGTGGTGCTTACGAACTGCCAGCCCTCATAGGTGATTTCTGGCGGGTCGATAAGCACGGCCACCTTGCCTGGCAGCGGCCGGGCCTCTTGCGCGTCGATGGTCACGACGGTGACAAGAGCGCCCAGCATGTCGGTAAGCATGTCCATAAGCGTTTCGCGCTCGGTGATTATCTGGCTGTCACTCACGCGATCACCAGCCCGCCTGTCGGCACGCCCGCCGCGTTGAGCTTCGGCCACACGCTGCGCAACGGGTCGGTGCTGACACGGAACGGCTCAAGCGTGCCGTCGCCGACGTTCATCACGCCCAAACGGGCGTCACGTGAGTTGTACAGGTCGGCCGCGCAGGCGGTCACGCAATCCGTTTTCACGGGGTCCGGCACGCTGTAACCGTCTATCGCGCCGGCCACATAGCTGATGGCGCTGGTGATGGCGCGTTGCACTCGGTCGGTGTCGCCGGCCGGGACTCCGATTTCGTCACGCACCGACGCTTCGTATTTTTTCCAGTCCACCAAGGCTGACTCCTTTCATGATGATTGCTATGGATGGTGCGGGGCTAAGGGTTAGTCGATTTTGTACAGGCGGGGAGTGAACGTCTTATCGACCTCGCCCGTGGTATTGACGAAAATGTTGCATTGGAGAGTGCCGGCCTTCAAGGTTTTCGGCCCATAGTTACGAGGTTCGAACACACTTGCTCTTTCGCTCCCGTCGTCGTGGGAGATATGGGCTTGTATGCCCATCAGCCATGAATCGTTGCCCAGCGGCCAGTCCGTGGCGTCCATCGTGTACGTTCCCGCATCCACATGCACCACACTGGTCAAGTCATTCCACGAGCCGGCCCCTGTCGTGGTGGAGCCTTTGAAACGGTACGTGCCCGGTGTCGGTTCCGTGACCGTGATCCCCGGGGCGGCACCCACTGTCTTAGGCAGTCCGGTGACACGCGGATACAGGTTCGCTAATTCCCCCCCCCCCTAAGGCTCGTGTTGTCGGGTCGCATCCACTCGTGCGCGGTGTCGCCGGATTCGAGCTGGACTCGGAGGTCGCCGTCCTTCGCGGTGGGCGTGGCCTCGCTGGAGAGGATTTCGAAGCGCAGGCTGACGGTGCCGGCAGGGATTGCAACGGCATTGCCGCCCGAGGTGACCTGACCGTCTAGCTGGTGTCCTTTGGCGTCGAGGAATTTGACGCTGGTGGACAACCCGGCGATAAAGGTGGGGGCGCGCAATATCACGGTGCCCTGTACCGGGCATGGGAACGTCCACACCAAGCCCGCCCACTGCCGTGCGGCGGCACCGGTGACGTGCAGCGAACCGTCAGTGTTGACGGTGGCGGTCAACCCGTTGCCCTCGGCGGGACCGTAGGACAGCAGGTTGCGCGAGAGCACCGTGACCGGCACGTCGGTTTTTACCGCTGGGTTGACGGTGCTGGATATCGTCACGTCGGTTTTTCCCGGTTTTTTCCCGGTGATTGTGATGGTGGTCATTGGCTCACCTCGATGTCGATCAGGTCGGTGCCGGCAGTGGTGGCGGTTACTGTCTGTGGTGCCGTGGCTGGTGTGATTGTGGTTTTGATTTTTGCGGTTTTGCCCGCGATGACGGTAAGGCTAGCCGGTGTAGCACTGAGTCCCGTGGGCGTCAGACTTTTGGGAACTGGACGGGGATAAGGCCCAACGGCTGCGTGGGGGCCAGGGCCGTGTAGCCGTAGACGCTGTAATTTTCGGTGATCTTGGTGGGGTCGCCATCGCTGAGCTGCGTCGGGCCGCCGCTTTCCCAGACCGTTACCGCTTCGGGGTCGATGAAGCACGCCGTGCCGGTGGGGGCGCTTGGGAGGAGCTGGACGGGGACGCGGAGGAATCGGCCGGCGATGCCGGTGAGGTCGAAGTCTCCGATGGTGTCCGAGCCGTCGCCGGACAGGTCAAAGAATCGACTGCCGGTGTCCTTGAGCTTGATGAGCGCGGCCATGACGTCCTTGGAAACGCCGAGGCGAGTGAGGGACACGTTGCGGTCGTCGGCGAGTTCGGCGGCGTCCATGATCAGGCCCGCCCACTGGTCGATGGTCATGGCGGTGAGCGCGGCGGGCGCGGCGATGCGGTTGGGGTTGGTGGATGCGTCTCGCTGCGCGGCGATGGTGGAATACAGGTAGTTGCGCACGGCGGTTTCGGTCGCTTTCGCGTAGCTGTTGCGAAGCGCGGCCAATGCCGTGTTCAGCATCGGTGTAGTGCTGCGTTCGATCACCTGACGCGACAGCGTGGTGTAGCCGCCGTAGGTGTCGATACCGACGCTCTTGGTACCGAACGTGACCTTGCCGAACGGCAGCGCGGTACCTTCGGCAGTCTGCTTGCCGGTGGTCGTGGTGTCGGTGGCCACCACGTTGTATTCCATGGTCATGCCCTTGGCCGGCAGCGTGTCGTGGGTCAACAGGTTGGTGACCTTGCGGCGCATCTGAATTAGTCGCAGGTCGTCCGCGATCCAGGTGATGGTGTTGCCGGTGTTGCCGGTGGCGATGAGGTCACGGCATTCGTGCATCAGGTTCACGGCGGCTTCCTCACCTCGGTAGAGGGACTGGAGGTAGTCGCCTGCGGTACGGTATTCCGCGCCCAGCGGCTTCGGCTTGTCCGGGCTTCCGGCGTGTGCCAATGCAGCCTTGAGGCTGCGCTGTTCGTCCTTGATGCCGTCCAGCATCTCCATGAGTTCCTTGTCCATTCGGGTTTCCTCGCTTTCCTTCGATGGATCGTGTTTTTCGATTTCCTGGGTGTTCGTTTCGGCGGCGCTGCGTTGGCCGGTGATTTTCGCCGCCTCATAGGCGGGCCAGCTGACCACGCTTGTTTCCAGCAGGCGGACACGCTTGCGGTGGGTTATACCCTGCTTGTCGGTTTCGTCCTGCACTGGGATGAAGCCGACAGACAGGGAGTCGAGAGCGCCGTCTCGCAGGAGGGCCACCACGTCGCGGCCTCGCTGCGTGTCCGAGATTCTGGCGGTGATGTGCAGACCGTCGTTACGGCTTTCCGCTCCCGTGATGCGGCCGATGAGTTCGCCGTGCTGGTAGCAGAGCTTGGCGTTGTCAACGTCGTCGAAACGGCAGTCGGGGTCGAAGGTCTCGGCTCCCTTCCAGGTGTCGATGATGCTGCCGAAGGGTACGGCGATGCCTTCCAATGTGCGGCCGTCGCCTTCCTCAGCAGCGCGTAGGCATATGCCTTTGAATCCGATTTCATGACGGTTCACTGGTTCACCTCTTCCGGTTGCGGCGCGTTGATGAGCGGGGGCAGGGCCTCGCGTGCGCGCACCTCGTTAATTTCCATCCATCCTGATTCGAGGGCGGTCTTGTAGGCGTTGAAACGGTCGCTCATGTCGGCGCGGCGACTTGAATCCCAGTCGAACGCGGCGGTGCGGCCTCGTGGCAGCAGTCTGTTGAACAGTTCCTCTATCTCGCCCGCGTAGGCGGCCAGCGTGTAGTCGGCGAACTCAATCCAGCTTTGCTCGATGTTCGAATAGGTGAGATTGCTGCCATCGACTGCGGCGAGCATGATGGACGCGGGAATGCCCAACAGTCGCGCGATCTGCGTGGTGTCGAACTTCTGGGTTTCCAAAAACTGCAAGTCGGCCGGCTTCATGTCCAGCGGCACGTATTTCAGCTTGCTGCCCAGCACCTTGATGTCGCCTGCGGTTCCGGTGGCCTTCCATGCCTCTTTCGCGTTCCTGGCGATGTCGGGCGTCACCTTGTCCTCGGAGGACAGGTAGCCCTTGAGGTTGCTGGAATCGGTGTAGAAGCGGGCCTTGTAATCCCGCGCCTGCTGCGCGCTTTCGACTTCCTCGCGTGCCGCACCGATGGGGCCGAGGCCTCGCAGTCGACCGGGCACGTTCAAAAACTTGCAGTGCACGATCTGGTCGGCCGTGTAGTCCACACCGAGATACGAGTAACGGAGCTTCGGCGCCGCTGGGTCCTTGCCGTCGTCCGAGACGGTCACGAGCGAGGGCGGCAGCACCTCGCAGGTCACGACCTCCCCGGCGTAGCGCACAAGCCGTACGAAGGCGTTGCCGTCCAACACCATGCTGGCCACCATGTCGGCGAGGAAGTCACGGCGGGAACGGTTCACGTCCGGCTGGAGGATAAGCGAGCTCACGGTGTCCAGCTTCAGACCGCCGCGCATCTCGTGGATCGGCAGACCGGTTATCGCGGTCTGCAACACCTGGACCCCGCGAAACACGGTGGACAGGCTCAACGGGTCGCACACCGGCTCGCGGCTGGGCGGCCTGATGCCCTCGGGCATATCATCCGCATCACTGCGGGTCAGGATACGCCCGGCGAGCTTCATACGATCCCAGAGACTCAGGTTGTTCATGCCGCCGATTATGCGAGTCTGGTTCGGTTTCCGTCCACCACCGTGCCGCCAAGTACCGCCAAGTACCGCCAAGTACCGCCAAACGGTCAGTAGATTTGCAGGGGTCCGGAGTCTTCGGGACGGTGCACGGCTCCCCATGCGGCCAACATGCAGCTTTCGAGCGGCGAGGTGAGGGCTGTGCTGCCTCGCCGGCTCAATCGCCATGCGTCGCCGGCCCATTTGCGTGCCGAGTTGGCGGCGCTGGCGTCAAGGTCGGGGTCGGCGGCATGTTTGATGGTGCCGTTGTTCAGCCCGCTCACATAGCTTTGCCCGGTGGTCAGGAAGTCGGCCGCGTCCATGTCCACGAACTCGATGACGGGGTCACCGTTCCGGTCGGTGAGATTATGCAGCCGGTCGGAGAGGTCGGCGGCGGTGCCGCGTTCATCGATGACGGCGGGCGCATGGGAAGTTTCGCACAATCTCGTGATTTCGGCGGGCGCGTATCCGGTGCCGTCGAGAATCCTCAGCAATTGCGTGGTTATGGTGCCATCGTCGTTGACGATGCCGGCGCTGATGCTGGTGTGGGTGGCATCCACGTCCACGGCGATGCCGAACACCACCGGGCGGTCCCCGAGTTCGGCCGGTGTCACCGGCATGGTGGCTGTGGCATTCCATGTTGTTTCGTCGATGGCGCGGTCGGTGATGCCGTCGTCTCTCCGGTTGCCGAACGCTCTCGCCCAGCCTGCCGGGTTGCCCTTGAACTGCTCGCGAAAGTCCCTGAGCTGTGATTTGTCCCAAAGCAGTCCCGCTGCCGGGTGGTAGCGCATGATGACGCCGAGGTCTTCAGGGTCTTCGCCTGAGGGGAGTCCGAAGTCGAACCAGCAGGTGCGGCGTGATTGTTCGCCGGCGCGGCACTCATCGAGTTTCCTGTTGAAGAAGGTCGAGTCTGCGGTACCTTCGGTCGAGGTTATCCACAGCTGGGGTTGCACGCCGGTGGCCTTCAATCGTGTGGCCATGGTCGGCATGAAGCCGTCGAGAATCGTGTTGCCGGTCTCTTCGGACAATGAAAACGCCTCATCGAGTGTGATCTTGTCGCCCTGGACACCGTGGCCGGCCACCTTCGTCACTGATTTCGGCATTATCACGCTGCCGTTGACGAATGGTTGTCGGAGGTCGCCGGCACCCATGTAGGGGCGTGCGGTGATATCGGCGAGTGGTGACGCCTGAATGGTCTTTAGATATTTCTTGAAATGGTCGCCCGCGTCCTTGCCTGTCTGAGCGAGGTAATAGATATACCTATCCGGCCCCCATTGCGAGTTGCGGGTGTCCACCGCATCCACGAGCGTCGATTTACCGCACTGGCGTGGCGTCGAGAGAATCACAGTGTCGTAATAGTAGGTTCCGGTTACGGGGTCGATTTCACCGGCCACGTCCGCCACAAGCTGCTGCCAGGGCAGCAATGGGGTGCCGAGCAGCTTGGCGAACTCGGCAACTATGGGCCCGTCCGTCCGCCGTTCCGAGTTTCGCTGCGTTCCGCCGCGTACCGGCGTCATGCCTTCGCCTTCTGCAGCAGTCCGGCAAGGGCGGGGTTGACTTCCTTCTCTGCCGGAAACATCTCGTTGAGCTCCTGGAACCACAAGAGCAACTGACCCATGACACGGCTGGTATCACGTCCCTTGGCGTTCAATACGTCGAAATTGCGCGCGATGTTCACCATCGTCTTGCAAATGAACACGGCGCGTGAATTAAGCTTGCGGCCACACACGAAGTCCTGTATCAGTTCCGTCGTCGCTTTTTCCTGAAGCCCCGCCATGATGTTGTCGTAGGCCTCGAAGCCTGGCAAGGTTTCCTGACTCATTATTTTTTCAATCTCCTGTTTTCGTTGTTATTCCGCCGTTTTCAAATTTTTTTGCTCGTTTCGAGAGAGAAAAAAACTTGGCGCGGGGTCTTTTGGCTGGCCGGTCGTTTAAAAAAGCGACTACCATTGCGGCCGCGCGTCGATTCGTTCGCATTGATCGCGCAAACCGAGCGCCGCGAGTCTGGCGCGTCGCGCACGCTGCCTCGCGTCCAGCAATTCCTGCGTGAGATGGAGCGAATACCATTGCCTTGCCGTGAGCTTCGCACCCTCGTTGCGATGCTCGGCAGTGAGCCGGTCGAACACCATGGATGCGCCGGGGTCCACCACATGCAGCTCGTAGTCAAGGGCCAGCCATTCATCCAACAGGCGCGGGTGCGCGCGAGTGGACGGCAATGACTTGATAAGCCACACCTCGACCGGCGCGTTCATTCTGGCGAGCTTGTTATAGGCACCCTGCCAAGCCCCTTGCGCCGTGGCCACGAGCGGGCCAGTGGCCTCGTGCTTCACATCCACGTCAAGCATCAACGCTTCGGCCAAACGGTCGAAGTCCAGAATAAGCGCGCCGTTGCCGGCATGTTCGGCCACATACGAGCTCTTGCCCGCGCACGGAGGCCCCATGACCACATGCAACGTGGCCCCATAGCCCGACAGCACGCGATTGCTTCGGCTGATGTTGCAATGCTTGCAGGCACGCCGGATGTTCGCAACCGTGCCCTGGCCACCGGCCTTGAACGGAATGATATGGTCATCCTCTTCACCGACCTTGGTGCAGCCGGGCAGATTCAGCCAGCATTCATTGCCCCACAAATCGATGACGGTCTGCCTTACGCGCGCACCGACAACCTGACGCCTCGCCATCACTCCACCTTCCCCTTCTGCGTTTTCACCCACATATCCAGATCGGCCAGCTCGTACAGGCACGGTGAATTGATAGCGTCACCGGCCTTGAACCAGACGGGGCCGGTGTTGTCCGCCCTCATGCGCTCCATCTGACGCTGCGATTTGTGCAGATATGTGGCCGCCTGCGCGGTAGTGAGCTTCGCCCTCGGATTCATCCAACCCCCTAGAACAGATTCAACTTCGATTGCATCGATGCCTGCGATGGGGCCGTCTGGCCAGACTGCGCGGCCTTGCGCCGGAACACCGATACCTGCCCCTGCGCCCACAGGTCGAACTGGCGTGCGTCCAGCGTCCACGCGCCGCCGACGCGCCGCACTCCCATTGCCGGCCAGTCGCCTCCCAACGCGGCCAGTTCGGTGCCCTTGCACAGACGCAGGGCGTTCAGCACGCGCGGCGAATCAGGAAGCCCAGTGTGCTGTTCCTCGGCCAACGCAACGATGGAGAGCCGGAAGCCCTCCAACAGGTCGGCCGCGTCATGCGGAGCACTCCACGGGCTCAACGCCTCGGCAAGGCTCGGTTTCGTGCGTGCCATCAGTCCATCACCCAAGCCCACGAGCCGGTCCACCGGGCCAACGCCTGCATGGCCTCGCGCGCATCCCAGCAGCGCATTCCGTACTTGCGGGTCTTCGAGACGGGGCATTGCGCCAACTGCATCATATGGAACGCCTGGTTGTCGTCGATGCGCCCGTTACGCCTGGTCAATCCGGCCCAACGCGCGATCTGCTCGATGGTCACCAGAAACGATTCCGTGGTCTTCCGTGATTCGATGAACTCGTTGAGCTTCGGAAGCAGTCGGATACCCGCGTCCTTCAGATTCATCTCGAACGTTGCTCTGCTCATAATCCGTAATCCCCTTACGTTGGTTTCTCATGTCCCTTTTGGGAGTGAGGCTGGAGAGGTCAAGACCCGAAGATTCTCGGCCGAGACGCGCAACGCGAAATCTCGGCCGAGAATCCTCAAGTGGGTCTCGCTTTCGGTCGGTCGGCCGTCGATTGCAAGAGCAGGCCGAAGCCTGCCGGGAATGGTCCCCAAATCCAGCCCCACACAATCGCGTGGTAGTGCTGCCCGATTCCGCCTTTACCAGCGGCTGGATAGGGTCGGTGGCAACCTCTTAGTCTCGCAAGTACCGCAGTTGCAATGCGGCCGGCCTCCCCGCCACCACAGCGGGGCATAGGTAGGGCTAGGCGTAGCCATACGCGCCATCACGGCCATTCCATTCTCAGTGACCCGATAGCGTCGGGCACGCATACGAACGCCTAGAGGCGTCTAAAGATACCTAGAACTACTCGGGACCGTCCGGCATCACGGCCAGCGCCTCGATCAACGCGCGCACCTCGTCGGCCGTGAGCACGTACACCTTGCTGTGGAAGTCGCGACGCCGCGCGTGCGGCGTGATGCACAGCATCAGGCAACCATTGGCCGTCACCGCGCTCTTGAACACATATCCCAGTTCACCGTTCGGCAT